ATAATTTCTTTCTTCAGGTCTTTTAGCATAAACCGCTCATCACAGCGGTCACACTGAGCAATTGAATATTTACCTGAGGAATATCTACTAGGCATACATCACCTGTAGAACGACTGTCTTGGAACGTAGCGATCAGGAGCCTTTTCACGGTCTTCCTGCGACGCTAACATCCATTGTTCTTCGTAGCTAGCTTTAAGCATTGCAATACGCTCCATAGGCACGTCAGGGCGCTTAGAGCCAACGTAATAAGCCAGACCAGCCACCATACAAGGAATCAAACGGAATGGCACGTCTTGGATATTGACACCATTACCGGCGTCTTGCATACGGCGCATACGCCAGTAAACAAACACATACTGATCTCCGGGGGCGTTGGGAGTAGGCCACACGTTTACAGACGTGAGGTTATTAACCGTTACGGCTGCGCCCACTGCATGATTAGCGGCAGTTGTATTAGTGACGCCGTTGTACTGACCGCGATAACAATTAAGTAATTGATTACCGCTGACGTTTGCATAGTAAATTGTTTCTGCATCAATTGTGATAAATCCTGTAGCGGGCAAGCTCGCAGTGGAGCTAAGAGTAATGGTTGTATCTGTTGACAGTATTGCTGTAGCTACAGTCGCCGTAGACACATAGCTTTGATTGGATTGACGGTTAATCCACACCTGAATAGGGCGACCCTGGGCCAATTTGTTTGGCAGGGTTGAGTACGTTGATTCAGAGATACGACTGATGTTGATGTCAATCTGATTAGGCGTACTAGCCTGTGTACGGATAACTTGATCCAAAAGATCAATCGTAGTACTAGGCAAAGCATAGACGCCCTGCCCGGTGTTCATTACGAATTGGCCTTGCTCAATAGTCCATAAATTGATGCCACGGTTAGCCCATTCAATCGTAAGCATGTTGAAGGACCGGCGTGCGGTACGAAACTCATAGCCAGTACGAACCTCAAGACCCGCCCGCTCATACGCTTCCTCAACGATTTCGTTGAAGTCTAGGTTAAAGGTGGAGAGTCCTGAAGTGGAAGCCATTATCTAAACCCTGCTGTTTTCTTTGCAATCTTTTTTGGTTGGGCTACGAATTGTTTTCCGGCGGCTTTTCCTGCCCGCTTGGCTTTGGTCGTCGCAGCGTACTCAGCAGGGCTGAGACTTTTGATTGCAGCGCTTGGAAGGTATCTTTCACCAGTGTCAGAAGATTTTTTACCACTTTTGGTTCTCCATTTTTGGTCGCCCCAATCCTTCAATGATTTTTGAGGAGCTTTCAATCTCGGTAACCCCCGCCAGCCGCCTTGTACTTTTTGGCAACTAGCTGAGCCTTACGTGCTGACCACTGACCTGCGCCAGTACCCTGCGTTGCTGCGGACTTTACTTGGGACACAATCTTCTTACGGAGACCGGGTTTTGTGTAATTGCCAGCAGCATTCACTTTACCGCCTTCTTTATACTGAGTAAAGTCAGTATCGTCCCGTCGGGCTTTCTTCACGCCTTTAGGCATTTTAGAAGGGCGAATATCACCCATACCACGACTGGCTAACATATCAGCACTTTCCGCCACCGTACATGGTGACCATAGTACCGCGAGTCTTGCCTTTGGTAGCAATACCGTCAGCACGAGACGAGGCAGAACCGCCTTTAGACAGTTTCTTCATAGGAGCTGACTTGTTGTCAATATCCTGTGGAGGCTTGCCTTTTTCAGCAGTGTAAATACCAGCGTCTTGTTTACGCTCGTAGTCTGCTAGTTCTTTGGCTGTGGGGCCGCCTTGTTTGCCCCGCCCTGCGCCGGCATTGTACTCAGCCATGGCTTAGCACTTACCTTTGGCCATTCCGCCTTTTTTCATGGTATTGACAGGTTTGCCAGTACCAATCGAATTGCCGGCCATCTTGACCATAGTGCCTTTGGTTTTGCCTTTTGTGGCCATACCATCACGGCTAGGAGCCGCTGTTGCAACTTTGCCCATTGCTGAAGCTTTAGTAGAGCCACCCATTGACATCTTTTTCATATCGCCACCTTGTTTAAAAGTTTTGCCTTTATCGGCATTGTTGAACTCTTTACCCACAGATTGTGGGACGCCTACTTTCTTAGCAAACGATGGGTTGTGAGCCACCGCTGCCATGAAATTATGTTGTTTCTTGCTTGTGCTTGGCATGTTAAACCTTAATGATCCAACCTTTGCCGATTACAAAACCGACAACCAACATGCCAATCCAGATCAAAGCTTTCTCTACAACGGTCTTACCAACCTTTTTGTAGAACTCGCCAGACATTTCTTCAATGGCTAGCTTTGCCGCTCTTCTGGCAATAGCTTCTTCGCGTTCAGTTAATTCAATATCGCTCATGTTAACAATTCCATGCTCTCAAAGCTTTATTGATCCGTGAATCCGGATCGTTGGCTGTCTTTGAACTCGTCAATTTCTTTTTCATGCCGCTCATCCTCGCACAGAAAGAGTCTCGCCGGGAGCCGCCTTCTGGCTGGGGACGTTTCAAATTCATACCTTGCGCTTTTGCAGAGGCTCGCCCTTTGGCGTTCAAACCGCCCTCTGGGTTCTTGCCTTCTTTCCTTTGCCATGCTGGAGACTTAGCCATTAGGCCACCTGTGTCACGGTTAAGATTACGGAAGGCGTTGTAGGCCGCGCTGGATTTGTACCTGCTGCGGCGTAGAACATTTCAACGTTGATATCGGTGCTATACCAGTTCAGTTGAAAATAATCACCTGAATTAGCTGTGACTACATAATTCCATGCGGCAATGTTTTTGCCACCGCTATTAGGAACGTTTACTTGCCCATTAGACCCAGTAACAATTGTGCCATTTTTAGATAGCCAAACATCAACAAGAGAAAACCCTGTACCACCAGCACGGGAAAACTGTGAAGAAAACTGAATGTTGTACACCCCAGCAGTTGCAACCGTAATACGTGAATTGCTCACAATGGACACACCATTGGAATAATCAGTGGTGCGTAGCAACATCACATTACCTGTGACGGGATCAGCTATAGCGCCAGCATTGGTTTGCGTGTTGCTATCTTGGAATGCCCCGTAATTTAACGGGGTAAAACCTGCAACTGGGTTGTTGACTACGACGGTCATGATCAGCCTTTCATGTACACGGTTACTTTTGCGCCTGTACCAGAGATTGCCGATAAGTTGGCCCGATAGTACTCATAAGAATTTGCAACCGCAAACCCATCAGAAGTAGCCGATGTACCGAGTACCAAAGTAATTGTGCCCATCGTAATGTAATTCACACCATCGTTACTAACTTGAATCAATATAGTAGCTGCGCCGGTAGATGCAGATGTTGATCCAACAGCCTGAAAGCTGTGTTGTGTATACGTGGCAACAGCCGACGTATCTCGTGGGTGCCACGCTTCACCCGCGCCGGTGGCGGTGGCGTTAGAGAGAAGTATCTGTGCCATTTTCTTGCTCCGGTTCTAATGCGTCTAGCCTGTTTATGAGCATCTTGTACGCTTGAATCGTGGCTTGAGCCTGAATTAGAAAGGTTTGAGCCTTATGTGCTTCAGTCTCAAGTTCACGAATCTCAATCTCCAAGAATTCCTTGGTGATCTGCATATTAACTGAATGTAGTGTAAGCGGGTACGTAGTACACAGTACCAGCAACCATTACTTTGATTACTTTACCAACAGTAGTCACACTAGATGCGGTTGGGGCAATTGTGGCTGCTGGGCCGGTCTCAATGTTTGCAAACAAAGGAACTTCACCAGTGTTTGCGCCGCTGTCAGTCACGCGAATAAACGAGGCTGTTGCTGGCAAAGTAGCGTTAACAGAGTAGTTGGTGTCCAACTGGATCACAGCCAAAGTACCGCCGGGAGTAGCATCAGAGCCGCCCAAAGTAGCGCGAATGGCATTTGCAGCACCAGAGATGGTGGCCGATGAACCGTTCACTTCCAAAGAGATGTGTGCGCCGTTAATAGTACCAGCAGTTGCGGCGGATGCGCCTGTTACAACAGAAAAAGCACGAAGAGTCTCACCAGAACCTGTAGAGGTAAAGGTCAGCTTGTTATAGCTAAGACGTGTATCGCCAGTAGTAGCAGATGTTGTAGCAAATGCAGCATTAACGTTTTGCGCTGTAGTTACAGCAAGGGGAGAAGCTGAAGTGCCCGTATCAAAGCCGTTGTTAGATACGACTGGGCCGGAGAACGTGGTGGTTGCCATGATGTGTCCTTACATACAAGTGAAGTGCATTAGTCTGTATGTCGTCAGCCGGGACTGTCTAATGCACCGGATAACCCCGGGTTGAAAGCAATATACAACAAAAGAAAAGGGGGCGCAAGGCCCCCTTTCAAATATTTCCTAAGAAATATTAAGCACCGGCAGAACCGTACATGCCCAATGGATCGCTCCAGCCGAAGCTGTAACGCTCACGAGACTTGTAACGGACGTTACCTGTATCGAAGTCACCGTCCATGCTGTTCTGCAAGGGGGTACGAACG